AATCCCGGCATTTTTTACCCTGTCAAATCGCATGACTCGATTATGGTGCGGCAAACCCCGCTGCCAAACGTCGAGCAGTTGATTAACGTGATGCAATTTTTGAGCGAAAAGATTCGAGAATCGACGGGCGGCGTCCCGTATGCCAGTGGCGGGATGAGCGAGCAGGACACAGAAAGAACACTGGGCGAAGTGCAAATTTTGTCACAAGGAACCTCAACACGGTTCCAAAACATTGTGAACCTGTACGAAAAGCAAAAGCTTCAGCCCTACATGGAGATAGTGTATGATAATTTACGGCAATATATGGAGCGGGATGTCTTTCCTGAGCAGTATGCCGCCAAAACAATAAACCAAGACCTTTTGAGGAAGCTGGAGTACAACTTTAAAATTAGTGGATCTCAAAGTGCGATTGAGAAAAACAACAAGCTTCAGGACATGCGAACGGTGGTAATGGACATGCTCCCCGCCGCGATTCAAATGGGCTTTGTCGTGCCAAAAGGTGACAAGCTGGAAGCGGATACCAGCAATCTTTTATTGGATTTATTAACCCTGTCAGGATTTGATGCGGCGCAAGAACGGCTCAAAATTGTCGAGAATCCCGCTCAGCTAGAGGCCGCGCAAAACCCAGACATGGCGAACCCCCAAGAGGACGTGAATAATGAGCAAGCTCAGTTATTACAACTCGCTCAACAAAGCGCAGCAGCGTAAAGTTTGGGAACAGCTAGAAGAAACGCCCGGCTGGCAAATGCTGGTCGAGCACTATTCAGAAGAGTTTGCACAAGATGTGAGCAATTTGCCTGAAGTCAAAACGCTGGACACCAAAGAGGCGTTTGTGTTTCAAGCGGCAAAAATGATGGGAAAACATGATGTTATAGGGTTTGTTCGTCGCAAAAAAGCGATTATAGGAGATTGATATGCTGGATGATAAGAAGCTAGACCTTGACGTAGACACAGAAGAAACCGAGCAGGAAGACATAGAAGAAGAGGCTCAAGAGGAAACGCCTGAAGCCGAAACGGAAGAAGATGAAACCGAGGCCGAGGAAAGTAATAGCAGCGTTGACTTTGCGGCGGTTAAAAAAGAAAGCCTTGCCAAGGTGGGGCAATACGGGCATGAAGACGTGGACGACTGGAAAGAAGAGGCGGCCCGTCTGCATGGCAAGATGGAAAAAGAGATTGCACAGATTGAGAAAAAATCTGCCACGAGCGATTTGACATGGGGCGGACAGCCCGCCTTTATGGCAGAACCCGCCGAGTTCAAGAAAGCGATTGCGAGCCTGAAAACAAGATATGAGGGCGTCGAACTGGCCGAGAAACTTGAGGAGATTTATGCCGACAGAGAAGTCTACCTTGAGAAAAAAGCCTCGTTTGCCGCAACCCTTGAAAAGGCCACGAGCTTGCAAGCGAAAGCATGGGATGATGACTGGAAGGCTGTGAGTAAAGCCATGAAAGAAGCGATGGGCGATAGTGCCTACCGCAAGTATGAAACGGAACTTGCAGACGCAATACAGAAAGAACTTGAGGATGATTTGGATTTACAGGCATCACTTTACGCCGGAGGACGAACCAAAATGCTGAAATTTGCGTTTAATACCTTTCTGAGCAGCGGTATTGCCAAAAAGGCGGCGCAGGTGAAAGACCCGACAAGCAAAGAGCCGCAGGAAAAAGTGCCAACGGGCGTTGGCCGGATTGGCAGTGGCGTAAAGCAGGCTGGCCCGAAACGGTATACACCCGAAAGCGTCAAAAAAATGAGCAACGCCGAGTTCCTGAAAAACGAAAAAGCTATTCTGAAGAGCCTCAGCCGATAGACTCTTGCAAAGAAAAAAAAATTTGCTACTATGGTGATATCAGAAATGAGCGTCTGCCCTTCTGACAGCCCTGGGATGAGTGGCAATGCAAAACGGATAGTACCTTTTGCAGTAACTGCCCTCTAAAAACCGAGTGGCGTTTCTTTACTAGAAATGCTTTCGATTTTTTAGAGGGTTTTGCCGTGTCGACGTTTGTTCATCCCGAGGTTTGGTCAAAGAAGACCGAAATTATTTTAGACAATATTACTGTCATGCGCCCGTTGGTTTCTACCGACTATGAGGGCGAGATTAAGAAGTCTGGGGATACGATTCACGTTCAGGATGTGAGCGATATCACACTGAGCAACTATACCCGTGACACCGCAATCAGCTTTCAGGCGATTACGAACACGGACACCTCAATCCTGATCAATCAGGAAAAATACTTTGCCTTCATGTTGGATAAGGCAGATTTGAAACAGTCGCACATTGAATTTTATGAAAAATATACTGATCGTGCTGCAGTGGCCGCGAAAGAGCTTGTGGATTCGTTCTTGCTCTCCTTCCACGCCGACGTTGCGACTGCGAACAAGATTGGAACAACCTCTGCCCCCGAGATGGTGACTGAGGACAACATCTATCAGCGTATTACCGAGATGGGTAAGCGCATGGATGATGCCCACGTTCCTTCGGACGGGCGCAAGCTGGTGGTCGTGCCGCTCATCAAGCAACTTCTGATTAACAACCCCAAGCTGGATCGCGACACGCCTATGGGTGATAAAGTCGTCACCAAGGGGTATATCGGCGAGATTGCCGGGTTTGATGTGCATTGCACGACAAATCAGACGGCAGCAGGCAGCGCAAACTTTATGCTGGGCTTTGTCAAACCGTTCATTAACTTCGCGATGCAAATGACCGAGCTTGATTCGGTAGATCCTTATGACTTTTTTGCAAAAGGTCTCAAGGGGCTTTACCTGTATGGCGGCAAAGTCCTTCCAAACCACGCATTTATGGGGTCGGTGCTTTATCACCAGATTGGGTAAGTAATGTTTTCGAATCCAGAAACAGTCACCAAAAACCATCAGCTTGCCAGCTTTGAGAAGCGCGGGCTTCTGACAAAGTCACATTTGTTTGAAACCACACGCTACATTCCAAAGCAGGAGGAGCCTGTCGTCGGCGTGATGACGGGTGAGTTTGTCGCTCGCTGCATCACGGACACGAGTTACAGCGTTCGTTATTTAGGCATTAACCCTAAATACGAGCACCTGATTAAGCCCGAAGAACTCACCACGGAGCAAAAGCTTCTGGAAACAGTGGACAAGCAGCAAGAGCAAATTGCCGCGCTCCTTGAGCAGGTGACCGCGCTGGTTGCCAAAAAAGGAAAAACAAAAGAAGTCCCCCAAGATGTTATTCCTGTGATTGACCCGCCGCAGGCCGAGCCTGTCGTGCAGCCCGAGGAGGTTCACCAGTGACTTTAGCCTATAACGCCCCCCTACAAATAGGCAAATCGTTTCACGCGGCAAATTACATTGTCGCGACGGCCAACGATACCACGGCCACGGTACACGGGTTGCCATTTACTAATGACGGCGATATTACAGCTTTGGCGTATGTCGTGGCGGCCTCGGACAAGACAGGAACAAACCCGACGTTGACGGTTGCCTTGATGGGCAGTAACGACGGAACAACCTACGTGCCTGTCGTTGACAGTGGTGGTAACGCCATTACCACGACGGCTTTGGCGATTAGCGGCTCGGGTAGTGGAACGATTGTTTCGGAAGCGGAAAACACAACCGCAGAAGGGATAAGCATGATTCCTTTCCGCTTTTTGCGCCTGACCTGTACCGTTGGCGGAACCTCCACCCCTGGCTGGACAGGAATCATTTCACTTTTCGCCCAACGTGCCTAGAATTTGATGTTATTAAAAGGAGCTTCGCATGGCGGAAACGCTTCAAGATGCCTTAAAGCGGATAAGCCGTGCGACGCACCAGAACCCAGAGGTCACGGCTCTCAGCGACTTTGACGACACAAAGTTGCTTTTGGACTTTGTGAACGAGGCCATTCAGGAAGTGAGCAGCATGATCCGGGTGGATTATGACGTTCACAGTTCAGTGAGCATTGTTGCATCCACCCGGATTACCGCCTTGCCCAGCGGTGTTGACAGGAACAGCATTTATGACTGGTCATGGCGATTTAACGACAGCGACGGCGATCATTCGGTGCTGCGAGTTGACTCCAAGTTTATCGTCAGCAGCTTCTCGGACTTTGAGACAGCAGAAGAAGACGAGCCGACGTACGTTTACCTAGATGGGTCTGGCCTTGGCGTTTATCCCTTGCTGAAAGCAGGGTCATCGCCGTTGACGTTGCAGTTTGTCTATAAGGGGCAAGCGACGCGCCTAACCGCCCTGACCGATGCCATGCCCTTTCTGGACAACACCACAGAGCGGTTGTTTGTTGAAAAATACGCCCAGTTTTTATACGAAGCCGGGAAGGGATTTGGCAATGCAGGCGTGACGATGGAACAGGTGGGCGTTTACAGAGACAGACTCAAGGCAAAAGGCGCGGCGTTACGGCCTTTGACGATGAAGCCCTACCGGATGATGGGGCGCAAGCATTATGGCTAAATACAGCCCTTTAAACCTAAAACCCTTCGGGATGCGGCAAAACCTGCGCGGGATTGTCCAGAATCGCAATGAGCATTTTCTGACTGTGGCCGAGGCTGCCGATATTGTGAACATGCACGCGACAGAAGAAGGCGCGTGGAGTGCGGACAATCAGGGGTATACGGAAGTCAACGCAACGGCCTTTGAGAGCGGGGCGCGAATCAATGGCATGGTGTGGTTTACAGAGAGTGATTTTACAGAGCACTTGCTGATTGCGATCAATGGCAAGCTGAAAGAAGTTGATTTAAACGCGGGCACGGCGGCGAATGTAGACGCGAGCGCGGCCTATTCACTGACGGGGCAAGTGGATTTTGAGGTGTTTAACAATAACCTGTTCAGTTGTGACGGGGTGATTACTGCGCCGCGCAAGTGGGATGGAACGACGGCGGCGGTCTCCGGCGGCTGGCCTGTCACCGATGGCACGACGACCTTTACCGCCCCAAAATTTGTCGAAAACTATGATCAGCGGTTGGTGTATGCAACCAATACTCACATCATTTTGAGCAATTACCAGAATGCGGAAACCTTTACGCTGCCTGCTTCTACTGATACTGACGCTTATTTTAATCAGCCTGGGCTAGGAGACGGCCAAAAAATAAGAGGGATGCGCACGCTGTTTGTAGGCGGAAGCGGCCAGCAACTTATTATTTTTAAAGACCGCTCCATTTACACACTAACGGGCAGAAGTGCAACCCTGCTTGGGGAAGACCCAATTACTGTCGAGCGGATTAATGGCAATTACGGGGCGTTTAACAATCGCTGCATTGTGGCGGTCGGGAATGATTTGCTTGCGTTGAATGAGTACGGCGTGATTTCGTATGGGTCGAGTATGGATGCGGGAACATTACAGCCCGCTGCGATCGAAAGCGACTTGGTGCGCGATGTCTTGAGCCGGGCAAACCTTGCACAGAAAGACCAGTTTTGGGGGCTGCATATTCCTGAGCGGCGTGAAGTGTGGTTTGGGATTGCGACCGGGGCAAGCGCACAGATTAACGAGTATCTGGTGTATAAATACCCGTCGCCGGGGGACGAAAGCACCACGCCAAAGTGGAGCCGTCGCACTGACGCGGGTGTATTTCGTGTCCCGTGCATGGCCCTTGTCGGGAAAGACCTCTACGCAGGGACGTATACAGGCAAAGTCCTTAAAATGTTTAACAGCAGTAAATACGGGGTAATCGGGATTCCTTGGCGGTATGAACATGCCAGTTCAAATCTTGGGGCTGAAAGACAGATCAAAAAAGTTCAGGATGGATTTGCGTTCTTTCGCGCCCGTGAATCGCAAGACGTCACGATGAACGCGCAGTGGGAAAAAGGCGGGAATAACAACCGCACGACCGGAAATGTGAGACTGCAAGCCGCCGTAGGTGGTGCTGAGTATGGCACGGCGATTTATGGCACGGCGGTTTATGGGGAGTCAGAAGTGGCAAAAGGAAAGTTTAAAGTTTTTGGCAATGGTGAGCGCGTCAAGGTGGCCTTCAGTGGCACGACGGCGGACACTGGCCCGGTTTACATGGGAAGCACCTTGCTTGTTGAAATGAGCGGGTTTTCGAGGCACTGGAACTAATGACAAACATTGCACGGCTTCATGCTTCAGACATCGCCACGGGCAACATTGTTCAGGCCGATCCGCTTAATAACGAGCTAAATCAACTGGTGGTCGCGGTCAATGATAAGGACGACAGAGTCGCGGCCATTGAGAGCGGCAATGTGACGATTGGCGGAAACAAGACATTTTCGGGGACGCTCACAGCAAGTGACGCGACAGGGGTGACGACCAACACCATCACGGAGCGCACGGCGGCTTCAGGCGTCACCATTGACAGCGTGCTTTGCAAGGACGGCATGGTGACAGTGGCAGGAACGCCGACGGGTGCGGGGCAGATAGGCTATGCCAGCAATAATTTGACACACCACAACGGGACAGCGGTTGCCACGATTGATACGAGCCTGAATCAAGGCTATATCCTGCTTCAAGGGTCTTATGCCTCTGGAACAAATGGTGGGACGTACACGGCGGGAGCGAACCGGACGTTGCCGATCACAACCAAGGTTGATGACACTTTGGGTGTCTGCACGTTGGCTAGCAACCAAATTACATTGGCGGCTGGCACGTATGACCTCAGAGCGTGGTCTGTCGGAAATGACGTAAACGGGCATCAGATTTTCTGGGTGAACATCACCGACGCAACCACGGTGGCATCGGGATCGTGTGTTTATTCTTCAACCTCAACGGTTGGGACGGCTCATCTTCACACCAGATTTACCATCGCCGCCCCAAAAGTGTTTGAACTTCAAGGGCGATGTGGAAAGACACGGGCCACGGACGGCATGGGCTTTGCATTGAGCTTTGGAACAGAGGTTTACCGCAGTATTGAAATACGGAAGGTAGCGTAATGATTGATGTCGCATTGGCTTTAGACGCTCTGGTTCCCGCCGCCGAATATGGCGGGTGCTTGACTGGGAACACGAAAGAAGAATACGAGGCTTTGCGGTGGGAAGACCCACGAGAGAAGCCAAGCTGGGAGGCCGTGCAAGCGGTAAACACGACGCCGCCGCCTACCAGCAAAGAGATTATCGACATATTGACGGCGTTGTTCTCTGAGCTTCCTGACGAGTTGGCAATCCCGATGATGGATTTGATCTCGCCCGCGAAGGACGCGATTCTTGTGGGAGATTATGCGCGTGCGTGGAAGTATATCGACTTCAAAACGCCCGACCTTGAAATTCCAGAGCTTGTGACTTTGAAAACCGTTATCAAGAACATTTTAGGCCAAGGAGGCTAGACCATGGCACAAATTTTTGACACTTTAGTAACCAACGGCACCACGACCACCAATCCGGCCCCAAGCTCGCTCAGCCCTAAAAACCCAACGTGGACAGGCTATGCGGGGGGCAACATGGGCGGGGCTGTTTCTGCGGCGTGGACGACACAGGCCAC